ATGCTTTCAAATAAAAGATTAGATATGATTGAGTTGCAAAGTTCTGAGAATGCCATATAATATATTTATTCTCAGTTCTTTTTTATTTTCACTTCAAAGTTTGTCCCATCATCCATAGTGATGAGCAAGTTGTCGTTAGAATCGAAATCAACATCTTCTATTCCAATATGTTCCGCAATAGTCTCATCTTTTTTCAATTCGTCTCTGGTAGTATTTAAAATTGTTTCAATTAAAAGTTCTTGAAGTTCTGATATTTTCATTCGTAGTGTGATTTATTTCATCTATTTATGTTTTCAACACTATTTTTTATTGAATGTGATTGTAATATTGTGTAAGAATAATAAAAGAATGATATGCCAACTCACCAATCCTGTCAAGCCAAAATACATTGCTATTGCAAAATATACTGGATAGAAATAATTAAATGGTTTTTTTATTGTGAGCATAAAGAAAAGTGCAAGTTTTACGGACTCTTGCAAACGCAACCATTCCAATGAAAAATGTGTCCAATCGGTAAGGACTGAAATGGAATTATGCCGATTATCAAATCATTTCTCCTTGGGATTGATAACGTATCGTCCATTTGATTCGACTGCCATTGCGACAACATCGTGGAGGACACTTGCCATTTCCCTCTCAGTAACCATGATAAGGTTTAGCATATCATAGGATTCTTTACTGATACCGCAATCGTCATCCAATACTTGATATACAAATTGCTTCACCAACTCTTTTGAATTATTATTCATTTACTTTTTACTTTGTTTTGTTATGTTTCATTTTTCTTATTTAAGAATCACCATGATTCTCAAAATTTATTTTATATACTTGAAACGATATGTCAAGTATTATTCTTCCTTACCATCAATGACATTGTTCAGATAGACATTGACATTTACCATTGCCTCAAGTTCCTTTTCAATCTGTCTGAACTCATGTAGTGCTTGATAGAATGAGATGCTGTTGTCCCTATATGCTCCCACGATACTCTGGACGTATTCGTTAGGTAACTCCTGCATTGGGCATATTGTCAATAAAAATCGTTTCGCGTGTTCTATTGCTACTACCATTCCCGCTTGTTGGTTTGTCATAGTGGTATTCCGAAAATAATGATTTGATAGTTGAAGAAGTATAGTGAGAGTGCCTTGATAGTTAATAGCACAACCATGAGTGCATGGATTCCTACGAAAAACCATAGGAAATATATTACCATCATAGCAAATTCAACTCCAACGTCAATGTATTTCATCGGTGAATATAAGTTAGGATTACGTCTGTCATCATCACAAAATATGATACAGCAATTCCAAAGAATAGCAAGAGAAAAATGCTATCAAATAATTTTTCAAAGAATATTGTTCTCATAGTTCGTATGGTTCGTAGATTGGTTTTTTTACTTCTGTTTTTATCTGTTGTGGTTTGGGTTTAATTGTCTTGGTCTTGCAAGACTTTTTTGTATTTGAGGTCATAGGATAGTTTATTTTTTTAGGTTTGTCAATCATTATTTGATCTTTTTTTCCAAACATCCAAGTCATATTCCGCAAAGGTCTTTCCACTCTCATCAATGACCCCCAAGAGTTTTTGTTCCAATTCTAAGTATTTTTTTCGATCTGGTGTTGCTTTTGGTGCAATAATTCCCAAGTCTTCTCTCATGTGGGCTAATAAATGGGTATCTAATACCACTATTCGTTGATTGGGGCGAGAGTGTAAAAGAAAGAACCTAGAAGTTTTACTAGAGATACCATGAACACTTTCCAATTCCTCAATGGTAACACTTTTCAATCTGTTTTTAAATTGAATGATTCCCTTGAATGCTTTCTCCAACCTATCATACTGACCAAGTTTGCACATACTCATTACATAGACCAAGCACGATCTCTTGTCCCTGTCAATAATTGTATCAAGTGGTGACTTCGCATTGCCAGCAAATTTTAGGAACACATCCAGTTTCTTTGCGGTCTGCAATGCAGATTTTCCTGCGACCATTATGCAAAATAAAAGGAACTCTTCCAGTTCTTCCTCTGTGCGATTGTAGTTAGTGATTTTGCTTGGGTTGATCATAGGTAGTGGTGATTGGAGTATGGAGAATATCAACTCCCCATGATTGTGTCAACTACTTTTTTAAAACATTCTTCAAGTCTTGAACGATTTTTTCGTATGCCGATACTAAACTCTCAACGATTCCATTCTGATTGGTTTTTAGTATTTCCCTTTTGTTTTTAATCAGAAGTTCATACCTCTTGATTAGGATTTCAAGATCATTTTGTGGTTTTTTGGGTTGTAGTATTTTCATTTGAAATTGGTTTTTTGCGAATGGATTTTAGGAATTTGAGGTATTTTAGAATTTCTTTTGAATTGGGTTTTTGTTTTTTTGGCATATTCTTTCGCTCGAAATGATCGTGATGGTAAATTCGTTATTCCGTATGCTTTACACCATTTCCTAACAGCATTGTCGGAAACTCCAAATATTTTACCCAATTCAGTAATAGGTTTTTCCCAAATGAGTTTTTTTAATTCATTTTTTGAAGGTCTGTTTTTAACCTTTCGCATATCCAAACGAGCGCAAGACTCACATTTTTTTGCTTTATTCGTTATCGTATTTCCACATGAACAGAAATACTTCTTCTTTTCTCTTGGAACATAATTGAAATAATCAAATTCAATTTTCTTTTCACTATTTTTGATCTGTTCCATAAATTCTGACAATTTTTCCATATTGAAACAACCTGTATGATGAATTTGATATGTAATCCAACCATGTTCTTCTAAAAGAGATTCTCTATTTTTGTAATATGGTTTTAATTCTCCGTTTGATTCATAGTGTTGATTACCATTCACTTCTATCCCAATTTTTTTATCTGGAAATGCAATGTCAATTCTAAAAAATCTACCTATATGAACAAGAGGCATAAATTCTTCTATAAAATCTATTTTTTGTTCTCTTAGAAAGGATTTAAATTTTTCACATGGTATTGATGAATGGACAAATGATTTATTTTGCCAAGGGTGTTTGTCTGGATTTTCAGTCAACCATTTTTTTCTTGCTTCTGATATTTTCTTTTTAGTTTCTTCCGTATGTTTGTATTGATTATTGATTCTTTTTAATTTAGCTGATTCTGATAAATTTCTACTTTTCAAAAAACCTTGACTTATTTTATTGAAAATGCTCGCGGGTGAGATATTTTGTATTTTACTAACTTCTCTCCAACTCAATCCAGAATCATAAGATTTTTGAATATCATTGAAATTCCAATTTAAATTATTTTTTTCTTTTTCTAAAAATCTATCACTTGAATAAAAATTCTTTTCGCCAATTTGGAAGTTTTTACTTTTTAAATTATATTTTTTCATCCAATATTTTATATTGGTTTGTGAGCAATTCATTTGTTCTGATATTTCTCTTTGAGTCATACCAGAATCTACCAGTTCGATTAGTTTAAGTTTATCCATATAATTATTTAGTCTATTGAAGAAATTTCTCAACCATTATTTCATACAATAACGGAAAATTAAAATAATGTCCCTGCCAGAACTTGAATCTGGTCGAAGGCTTTAGAAGAGCCTTATGCTATCCGATTACATCACAGGGACTTGATTATTAGTATTTTAAGTGGGGGAGGTCGGGATCGAACCGACACTCAATCAGTTTATGTTTGTGTATGTTACCATACTTCATGGACTATATCTTCAACTCATTTAAGAGTTGCTGGACGCTTAATCTTGTTATTAAGAGGACTATACCTCTCAAGTAGTCTCTGCACCTTCCAAGAATGTATTCTTGGCTTGGCTCAATGTTGACCTATTATTCATAGGCTTTCTTTGAGTTCATCCAGTTTTCCAATAAGGATCACTCCTTATGGTCACAATACTATGAGCCGCATCTATCAGTATTGCAATCAACGTATCTCACGATACGAAACAGCCAGCTTTTTTTAACTGCTTTAACCATTAAGCTACTCCCCCAATTTAAAAAGTGCTGATGGAGGAAGTCGAATCCTCATGCCCAAATGGGCGACAGATTTTAAGTCTGTTGCGTATAACCAGTTCCGCCACATCAGCTAATGTAAATTATTTTCTCTACCTATTCTTTCAAAAATATATTCCAATTATTTTTACAAGGTTTGGGTAACCTTCATTACTCCCAATATATTATCTGCTTTCACTAACAATAGCAAGAACTATTTTTCGATTTTTTCATCTGGATCATCGAGAACCTTTTTCAATCTAAATTTGGCTGATGCGGTTGGGATCGAACCAACGACATTCCGCTTAACAGGCGGATGCAACTACCTCTGTGCTACGCATCAGTTTTTCTGGTATGATGGGACTTTAACCCATAACCTCCTACCTACAATGTAGGACTCTTGCATTTGAGCTACATACCATACTAAAATTAGCGGGTGTGGAAATCGAATCCACCTAAAAATGCTTATGAGACATTCCAATTCGCCAGAATTGTAACCCGCAATATAAAATATTTATTCACCAAGACCTCTCATTCACTTGTTTCGTGACATTGCTACCACTAACAACAGGAGAAGTTCCTTAGAGACTAAATGTTGATTTGCAACTCATTGCATTGTCATCTCTCGCGGGATAGATTTGCGGTCTTATGCGCTTGGTAAAAATATGCCAATTAGGGTAAGCCTTTGTCGTTTTCTAGAAACTTACAGGACGAGGAATGATCCCACCTTTCCCCTAACCAGCAAAAACAAAATATCAAAAATCAATTCCAATGTTTTACAAGACTGGTTTCTTGCTTCCGATTTTTTTATCTGGATCATCGGGAACCAACTCTCATCACTATATATCAACTCTTACCTAGTGTCAATATATTTTTCACATCAGTTTCAATTTCTGACCTACTGAGAGTTTGCTAGTGTCTTTGATGTTGTTGAGTGCTTGCAATTTCTTTTCATTCAGTTTATATTTCTTTGCAATATTGTGGAAGTTGTCACTTTTTTTCACCACATACTCTTTCAACTTGGTTGGGTAGTTTGGATTATGTGCATTCTTATCCACTACCTTTGTCTTAATCATTGATGCGGGAATCGGTGTTGGGGTTGGTTTGGCAACTGCTACTGGTTTCTCTGGTGTTGGAACCACTACTGGTTCCGATTCTGTTTTATTTCCAGTTGCAATCTTTGGTTCTTCTACACCCACTATTGGGGCATTCTCCAAGAACTTCTTATCCTCGGCGGCGATTGCTCTTGCCTTTGTTGCAGAAGAGAAGAACATGATGCCCACCAATACGACAACGTGCAATCCTGCCACTACATATACCGCACCCTTTAATGATAGTGTCTTCTCTTTAATTTCCAATTCATTTTCAGTATCTACATCTGCGAACTTTTGTTTGATCTCTGCGATTTTGTTTAGAATGATATTTTTCATTTTGGTTTTCTAAGTTTAGTGTTGGGTTTAGTTTTATACTTCGCCAATCATCTTATACATTTTGTGGATTGTGTCAACAATTATTTTTAGTGATTTGTGGGGAGGGAACCACCCCTCCCCACTACCAACCACTACTACATCTTTTTAGAGAACTTACCAGTATTGTCCCTTACATTGTGGAACTTTTGACCACTTGGTTTTACACCATACTGGCATCCGTTACCGCAACATGAACCATAATTATTCTCTTCATCATCATAATCTTCTTCATCAGAATCGTATTCATCACCATCCGAAGTATAGAGAAATGAATCCCAACCGCTTTCACCTTTTTGGATTTTGCTTCTCCAATCCTCTTTATATTCCGCAACAACCTCGTATCGGCAACAACGACCCTTGGTGTTAGCATAATCAACTGGAAAACTTATGCAATCCTTGGGATTGATTTTCACAATCATTGTCTTTCCACCATTACTATCTGCAAAGTTTGGTAGATAGTTAATTGAGCAGAAGTGCAATCCCGCTGAACAAGTTTGGTCTTTGTTATCGCATACACGATTGCGGGGCATCTCACAAATATCTCCAACTTGGTTACGGAATGTTCCAGAGTGAATATCCATATATGTCGATCTAACATTCTTATATGCGAGGAGTTGTCCATCTTCCGTAATTGGCATTTCACCAGCATCCATGAAATCAAACAACTCATCGACCGCACGTTTGCTTGGATTCCGCATGAGGTTTTCCATGAACTTCACAAGGGGTTCAAATGGCAATCCCTCTCCCATGAACTTCACAATGCGATTTGTGAGCGTGTTGTGAATCACTTCACCATTGTAAATGACTGCACCATCTTGGATAGATACTCCACCAGAGGCATAGTTCTGCACTTGCTTGGTGATGTTCACCAGATCAACAAACAAATCCCAATTCTTTTGTTTGATCGACTCAATGACTTGCTTATACTTCGGGTGATCGTTTGCAATCGTGTAAGATTGCCCATTGATGACGGCACATACTTTGCCGCTACCTGTAATTGTTACTGCCGCTTGTGTTGTGGTTGTATTGCTCATACTATTACTTCTATTTATTTTTGGTTTGGTTTTTAGTTGGATTTGTTTTCTGTCTCAAGTGCCGCTTCCAGCACCATGCGCTCATTCACTCTCCAACTGGTGAGTGATTGATACATTAACTCTACTAAAGCATTTGGGAATGTCAACTCTTTTTTTGTGGTTGGGTTCTTTATATTGCATATCCAAGAAAATAAATTGTTTGTCTTCTTTGAATCTTTTCTTTTCTTGACGCAATCGGATATGAATACCTTGAGAGGATTCTCGTCTGATAGCTTGGGGAAGGTTCTATGTTTCGAGATTTTGTCAATAACAGAATGATCCATTAGAGAAACCTCATTCAATACATCCAAATCGTATGTGACTGATTCGTTGTCAACTAATTCGTTGAATGGTTTTGATCCAAGTGCCTCTAGCAACTCACCACTACGTTTGGCTACCAATGCAACATCTTTTTCTGTCAATCCGAAATATCGGACAACCGCTTGGTATGTATGTTTATCCTTGACAGAAATAATATCCTTGCCCTTGTCGTCTTTTATTGTTCCTGCATCGAATTTAAATGTATTGCCCTCTTTGACGATATAATACTTTGGTGTTGCATCTACCCCAAGGTTGTGATCGTTGCTGTCCCAAGCGTCTTTGTGGGTGCTACCAAGGCTATAAACTACCACTACGCCTTTTGGTTTCCCACAACCGCCACCACCACCACCAGATGACTTGCGTATTGTTGAAACAGCAGGGAGTGAAGATGCCAACTGGAATACTGATGCGGGGAATCCTAATTGGATTAGAGTCATCATATCCTTCTCATCAACATAATTGATTGCAATATCGGCATTTTGACTCATACGAATTTCTTGCGAAATTCTTGCCATTGCTCCACCACGCTTGAGATCATCGTAGAACCACAAGGCATTATTGTGTAGTGCGGCAAATTCCGAAACGCTTGTCTTTCCTCGCCCCCATTGCTTTTTGCAGATAGACGTTAGTTTCACTTTGTCTTTGATGACTGATCTTGGATTGGAAATATCAATGTTTTTCCATTTGACTTTTCCCTTAACCATTTTTGAATTGAGGAAAGACCATTGACCTTCCAGCAAATAATATGCTTTCATGGCATCCAGAAGATTGTCTGAATCCTTCACCATTTCCTCTACCTTGGTGACGAAATCCTTTTTCACAAGTGCTACCTTGGCATTGATTGCCTTGATAGTGTCATCACAATAGGAGATAGATTCGCGTGATGGAGTGAAGTCAATCTCGCCAATCTCAAATCGAATAACAAGACCCGCTTTGCGTAGAATGTCGTAGTGTTCACCATCCACTTTGTATGTTTCGATGGGATATGTAACTCCACCCATGATAGCAAATGATTGATTCAGTTTGTGATAAGATTTCCAGAATGCACCAGTAAAGTCTGGTTTGATTTCATCCCAATCGATTTTACCACCAGAGATGGTTGGTTTAACATCAAAGAATCGGAATGCCTTATAGACCGCATGACTGAAATCAGCAAAATTGCTCACCTTGATTGGAATCTGGATTGCTACACCATTACCATCCTTGGTCTTGTCAGAAGACATAAGGCTAATGGTTGGCATATTTGCCGCATTGAAGTAGGCATTGTAGATACGTTTCTCCCCATTGTGGATGGAGGTGATGGTGAAGTTATCGGTGTAGCAGAATGGGGATTTGCTACCAAGTCCCAAGCAACCAATCTGTGAGTTTGTATTGGTCTTTGTGGACTCAAAATAGGTTGTGTAGATGTTGTAGATGTTCTCATGGGAGATACCAGTTCCGAAATCTTGGATAGTCAACCAAGGTTCAAGTGCATTGGGCAAGTGGATATGGAATGGTTTATCGGATTGACCAGATGCCGTCATGGAATCAGAGGCATTGCAACCCAACTCCCTCACGATTGCGAGTGGTTTATCGGAGTATAGGTCAGAGAGAATCTGGAATGCCTTGCGGCTTGCCTTCATCTTGAATTGTGCTTCTTCTTTTACTTCACCGATCTGTTCGATGATTGTGTCGTTGTCTTGCAGGATCATTGTAGTTGTTTTCTAGTTGGTTTGTTGGTTGGTGTTCTTGATTGAACGTGCCTATTATTGCAGATTGATGTATGGTTGTCGAGATTTATTTTCAGAAATCGCAAAATTTTATTGTGGGATCAATTTCCAACAATTCTTTTGCACATTTTTTTAGGAAAATATATTTTGAATTTGCTTCTCTTAGAGAAATCTCACCATCACAATGTAAATTTTCGGGACTAGCCTTAGCATTGATGCAGTTTGCGATTTCCTGTAAATCGTAATGATTGGTAATATCTAGTGTCTCTTCGTCTATTGAGTTGAGGAATTGATTTTCTCTCTCAATGAATATTGTCAGATTTTGCATTTGGTTTTTTTTGTTGGTTGGTGTTCTTGATTGAACGTGCCTATACTGCCAGAAACCACAATACCTGTCAATGATTTTTTCAACTTTCCACAAAAGCCACATACGCTTTCTTCACAAAGTCCCTGTAAAGGTCTTTGGATAAGTCATGTATATCGTAAAATACATCGTATGCAATTTTTCCAATCGGTTTTTTATCTTTTATTGCTTTCAGAAAATTTAAAAAGAATTGCTTTTTTGAAATGCCTTCTTCTTCACGATTGAACATCACTTCAAGTTCTCTTATGGCAGACAATAAGTCTGGATACATCTCACTTGGTTTATGGGAATGTATTGATGGGTTTTTTTCCAATCCTTTTAAAAGTCTTTTGCTTGGCAATCCACCCAATGAACCATATCCCTTTTTTTCTTGATTGTATTTTCTAATTAGTTTTTGAACGAAATGTGAAATCTCATGTTCAATTACATCTGATAAAATTCTTTCTGGTTTATCCGCTGAGAAATCCAACTGAACAAAGGCATTGTTTCTCGCCATTTTAATAGAATCGGTAACATGAAACGAACCTCTCCTCTTTCCTTTTCCTTTTGTAAATCTCACATCCACAGATGGTTGTGGTTCTAATTCATTTAGAAAATCATAACTTGTTTTAGAAAAATCCAATTCGTAATTCTTTTCAAGTTCATCGTCCTTGTATTTAATCACATCCACAAAATCACTCTTGATGGGTGCAATGACACTATCTGGAACGTGGAAATATCCCTCGCACAAGACTATTAGATCAACTAAACTATTAAAAGATTGGATTTTATCCAGCATTCAATTATTTATGGTTAAATCTTTCATTGTCCGTAAGTTTCAATATTCCAGTCGATACTTCATTTCCTTGGTCATTTATATCAAATCCCATTTTTTTCCAAAATGAAATTGCATCTCTTTCCGATTCAATAACTATCTCTTTCGATCCTTGTTCTAAACTCCATTTAATAATATTTTCAACTTCTTTTTTCCCTTCTCCTTTATATCTTTTTAACTTGGGGACTTTAATACTATCAATTCTCGTAACAGGTTCTCCGAAATCATCCTCTTCTATCCATAAATCAACTTTTGCAGAAGTTATTGGTCTATATTTATTTTCGGAAAAATTCTCTATTAGATCAACTAAACTATTAAAAGATTGGATTTTATCCAGCATTCAATTATTTATAGATAAAAAGAAAAATTCCCAAGAGTCCGAAGCATCTTGGGAATTTAACCTTATATAATGAAAACTACATCTTTGAACTATTTATACAACTAGCTGTTGATAATTGCACCAACTTTGCCTTTTAGTTCATCGGCATACTTGGAAAGAACTTTGTCGATTGACTTGTTCGCTTCCTCAATACCATGAGTCTTGGCGATTTTAAATACATCTTCTGTATCAATTACAAATGAGACAAGATCATCTCTGACCTTCTCAGTTACAATTTTAGTGCTTCTACCTAGTGCTTTCTCTAAGTTTTCGTTTTCGACTAGAGTGATGAGTGATTCGATAATTACTTTCATGAAGTAATAATTTAGCACATTGCTATTAAATGTCAAGCCCTATTACGGGAAAATATCATATACATGATTGCGCGGCGTGATTGGGAGAGATTTTCTAATAGATAGGATTCTCTAATAGATGAACGGATTTAATAGTTAAAAAGTCTTTAAATGTAAAATGTATAAAAGATTCATTATAAACAGAATCTGTATATTTTTTTAGCATTTCATCATTCGGTTCCTCGTTTGAATTCAAAAGTTCCAAAACATAATCTTGTGCTTTTTTTAATAGTATTCCAAATTTTGGTTTCTGATGTGTTTCTGGATACCACTTCATAATTTTTCCACCATCTATGTATTGTTTAATTTTTCTTCTCAAGTCTTCACTATCCCCACCCAAATTAGAAACTTTTTCTTCAGCTCTTTTTATTTTTTCTTCAAATTCCTTTTTATCAAAATGCGAAATTCCTCTCGATGCCTCATCACAATATGCAACCGATTTTACAATATTCCAAGATGGATCAAGTATGAGTCTGGATAATGTTTTTATATTAAGATTATCAAGATTATGAACAAGCATATGTTTTGCAACAGCTTGTAAAATATTTTTTTTATCTTCGGCTGATAGATCATTAAATACCAATCTTTTAAAAATATTCTCCACTATAGGAACACCAGCTTCTTCATGCCCATGATATGTTGATTGCCCTTCTTTCTCCTCCCTTGTTGTTGCTTTTCCAAAATCATGAAACAATATCGCAAGATTTATAACAGGATCTGTAAATGGAGAAACAGACAAGCATTCATATATATGACCAAGAACTCTGGATTCTCCTTCGGGGTGATGTTTAGGATTATGCATAAATCCCTCCATTGACGTAAATTCTGGAATAATATCATGTAATATTTTATTATCCTGTAACATTTTCAAAAATTGCATTAAAGTTTTTCCACTCTTTGCCGATTTATAAAATTCTTTCGCAATACTTTCAGATGATATAAGTTCTGGATTTAAAAGAATATCCTTCAAATCAACAGCGGCATTTCTTGTTTGTTGATCTAGATCAAACCCCATCTTTGCCGCAAACCTAAAAACCCTTAAAATTCTCGTGGCATCTTCCATGAATCTCTTCTTTGGATCGCCAACAGCACGAACAATTTTGTTTTTTAAATCATCCAGACCATTTTGATGGTCTATTATATTTCCATTCTCATCTATACCAAATGAATTAATTGTTAAGTCTCTTCTTTCTGTATCTTTTTGAAAAGAATCTGTTTCTGTTGATACGTTGTTTTGTCTTCCAATATTACCAGAATCGGTTCTAAACTTCGCCAAATCGTAATGATAGTCCCTCCACTTAATATCATAAACTGGTTGAGAATCGTTTTTGGATATGTTTCTTATTTCAAACTTGTTTTCTAATTTTTCAAATGGTATATTTGTCGCAAGATCAACATCATCTACTTCATTACCCATCAACAAATCTCTTGGCACTCCACCTACTATATATATTTCACCACTTGGAAATATGGATTTAATATTCTTCATCAAATCAACTGCATTTGCTAATTCTTCGGAAGCATTCAATGCATTGTTCCACTTATTGGAAAATTCATCATCTTCTTTCAGGAGAATCCTTTCATAAAGACTTTCCAATAATATTTGGTCTTTGCTTCGCATTCAATTATTTATTACGGAATATTCTCTAATAGATGAACGGATTTAATAATCGTATGGTTTTCTCATACTAACTTCAATTCTCCCCCCACCCTTATTGAATATTGCAACTGGTGATTGTGAAAACCTTCTCGGTAGTGTTTCCAATGCACCTTCCTTATATTTCTCATCTAATGGCTTATCTTCACTCACTTCCACATATACATAAGCCTCACCAGGTGAACTACCAGTAGGCTAAAGACCTACTGGCTTCAGGGTATAAATTCTACCCTTCTTTTTAAGAACTTCAACGCCAGTGCCTTTAGTTGCTTTAGAAACAACCTCTGGTCTTACCTTAGCTCCATTCCTGTTATCGACAGTTCCTGTCGATTGAATTGCTAATGCTCTACGCAAAATATTCTTACTTGCATTAACATCTCTATCATGTATTGTGTCGCATTTAGAACAAGTCCAAGTCCTTTCATCTAATGAAAGGCTTTCTTTGACATGATCACAGCAACTACATGTTTTGGAAGACGGATAGAAGCGATCTATAACGATCACTTCTTTGTCATTCCATTGTGCTTTGTACTTTAATTTGGAGACAAAACTACTCCATGCTACATCTGATATTGCTTTAGACAGCTTATGGTTTTTAACCATTCCCTTTACGTTCAAGTCTTCTATTGCAATCAGATCATAGTCTTTTACTAGTTTGGAGGAGACTTTGTGTTGCATATCATTACGAGAATTGGTTATCTTCTCATGCACTTTAGCAACGCTCAAACGAGCTTTGTATCTTCCTTTTGATCCTTTTTCTTTTCTACTTAAAATTCTTTGTTTTTTTGCTAACTTAACCTCGTACTTTTTAGTGAACTTAGGATTACAGTACCTTTGTCCTTCTGAAGTAATAAGAAAGTCCTTTAGCCCTAAATCGATTCCAATACTCTTCCCTGTCTTTTTGTGTTTAGTTGTTTTTTCTACAACACAAAGAAATGAAATGTAGTATTTACCAGAAGGGGTTTTAGAAATAGTTGCACTCTTAATTTCTCCTTTTAATTCTCTGTGCTTAACAAATTTTAAGCCTTCTTTGAACTTTGGTATTTGAACTACGTTATGCTCTTTTAAAGTTACGTGTTGAGGGATCTGAAACGAGTTTTTGTTCCTTTTCGATTTAAAACGAGGAAATTTAGATTTTTTCTTGAAAAAGTTTGTATATGATGTCTCTAAATTGACCAATGTCGCTACTAAACATTGAGAATTAACTTCTTTTAACCATTCATATCCTTCATCTTTTTTCTGCTTAATAAGCATATTTTGACAAACATTGAATTTTAGTGTCTCTTTGTTTTCCAAATAATGCTTCTGTTTTTCAGCTAAAAAATGATTATAGATGAATCTTGAACAGCCAAAATGCTTTGCCAAAAGAACTTCCTGCTCCTTTGTAGGAAGCAAACGGAACTTAAATGCTTTATGCATTTCGTTCTCTTTTAATTCTGATCCTTTTCCAATCATTTGATATTATTTATCTCAGATGAATGTATTTTTTACAAAAAATATTAAGATTTATAAAAATATTTTGGGCCGAGTTTCATCCCATATGCTAAAGACCTATGGGTTTTCACACAGTCCTGTTCTATAAATATAATCAAGCATGAAGTCAAATGATACAATCCTTTTAGAAAAGGCATACGAAAACATTTTAAATAGAAGTTATATCAACGAAAACCATGATTCTGAATTCAAATTAGATATGGATGGAGATATAGCCGAAGTGTTGGGTGATGATATATATTCTTTACCGAGACAAAACTTTACAAATGCTATTGATAAGGGTGACTTAAAAGAAATGTCTTGGTATTTACGTTGCAGGGGTGATGGTCGTCAAGCTTCTTTTATAAAAATTGTTGATTTTGAAGATGATAGAATAACAATCGAGGATAAAACTAGATCGTATCTATACAAATACATAGCCCCAAGTGAAGAGAAAACACAAAGACAATCATCGAACAGAGGAATAAAATATCAGATTTATATTGACCAGCAAGACTCTGAAATGTCAAAGGGTTGGAATCCAATAACTCCAGATGAGATTATCATTGGGCCAGTAGAAGATGATGAGATGATATATAGCATTATACAATACATGGATAGCCTTGAAGCGAAAGAAAGTTCAATGGACATCTGATTTCCTATTAGATAGGATTTTCTAATAGTTAAACGAAACCATTATTTTAAAAATACTTGTTTGGCAATGTGGCCTTTGTAAGTAGACGTTCCAATTGCTCGATCTGTGGTTTATATTTAATTAAAACCGACTCAATCTCTTCTAAATCCCTTTCGCGTTCTCCAGTCAAATCGAATTCATAACCTGGCCATGACATGTCCACGGTGCGTGAAGTGGGTTCCATAGTTCCATCCCAGTTAAAAATGTTCAAAATTACTCGCACTTTTCCAATTTCACCGCTATATGTTACATCAAAATGCATTGTCCAATCACGCGGTCTTGATTCTTTACCATGTGGATCACCAAATTTTCCCTCTCCAACTCTAAAATGAATCCCAATCTCTCTACCCGTCTTGTCGTAATCGGGTTTAATTTTTGCAACTGATAGGAGTCTAGGATGATTAAGCCGCATCGCAGTTTCAGCGAGGCTTCCGACATAATCCAGTTCTGGTTGACTGAATTTGAATCTATCGGCTCTAAGAATCTTACTTAAGCCACCAACAGGCAAACCTTGCACATGTATTCTCTGATAACCATCTAAAGAGACTATATTATTTAAATCTGAAATATCACCGTCCAGACCAACCCAATCGTCCACCCAATCTTTTAGTTCTTGAATCGAGTTTGGACCAGAGAACGTTTTTTCTTCAGTCGTGCCATCAGATGCCATTCGTTGCGCTCGCAGAATCAACTTCTCTTCATTTGAAATTGTTTTATTTTTTTCCGATGAGAATAGTTCTTTCGAATAACTATCGTTCTCTTTCAAAATAATTCCAGTATAAAGATTTTCTAAAATGATGTTATCATTATCACGCATAGGATTATTTATTATAAAAAATTTTCTAATAGTTGAACGAAACCATTATTTGACTCAGACCTCTACATTTTCTGGTGTCTTAGATGACATTACGAATTCACCATTCTTAGATACAATCTGAATAACACTTGGGTCAAATATAACATAATTGTATGTTCCTTCTCCAGTTCCACGACTACCTTGATCCAAATAACGTATGCCTTTGATACCAAGGGATAATAATACATTAGATGCTTTTTTTCTACTACCTTCGCTAAATGTGAAGCAGTCATAAAGCACTTTTCCACTTGTCCATGAATGTACCTTCTTTCTAGCTTTAGAAATCATGCCACCTATCCGAGAAATTATATTATTTTGAGCTTTGTCAAATTCTTCATACGATAATTTACCAGCAAGATGTTCTCCAGCAATTTTATCAACATCTTGATACATAAGCACAGCATCATCTGCCGATAATCCCTTTGGTAAAAATCCAATCAATTCTTCTTCGCTTAAAGGTTTATCCCATTGTAGAAAGTCATTTTCTTTATCAGCAAGAATGTTCACCTCATAAAGATTACCCATATTTGCAACAGCCATCTTCGTCTCGTCACTTAATTCAAAATTATGAGGTTCTTTGAGTGCAGCATTGACTGCTTGGTGCGGATAATCGAAACCTAAGAAATCATCACCTTGGAGTGCTTGAACAAGATTTATTTCCTTTTCGCTCAATCCAGCGTCTTTAAGTGCTTCGATTGCATCGTCTGATGAGTCCAGTTCATCATATACTTCTCTTATTTTATCGAGTAAATGTCTGTGACTTAATCCTTTTCTATAGTCTTGTGCAACATTTGGATTCTCTGCAAAGTATAAACCCCAACCATATGCAATGTTACCTTCACCAGTTCCTATTTTATTTAATGAGAAGTTGCCGACAACATCATGCGCTGTTCCATGAAACACTCTCTCTAAAATGGCATTACATATTTTATCAAATCTCACATTAATTATTTATCTAAGTATTCTCTATCCAATTCCGTATCGAATTGTGCCAATGCATACATTTCATCCATGTCTCCATTCGCATAATCTCTTACCAATTGTTCCATTCTATCCTCGGATATTTTCTGTGGGTTGTAGTAGATGTACTCATCTTGTAACGGAATCATTTCCCAACCTTCTGGTCCTTCTTCTGTGTCTTTTATGATTATATTCATTTTTTTAATTTTATTATTAATGGTATTTTTGATTTTTTCATTGTACCAACAATTGTTTCCTTAGTCCCAGTTCGTACTGTTTCCTTCCGATGTTCACTTGCATAATTTGGGAACAAATCAATTGGGTGTACTGGAGTTTCTAAAATAAAACTTTTACCATCTTCTGGTCCAAGCATCATCCAATCATAAGAAGGATGTACCCTAAATTGCTGATTATTTATAAATTGTTCTTTCAAGTATCTTTCTTTTTCGCTCATCTTAGAATCTTGTTTCGCATCATTTCCAGTATATATCGCAAATGCATCCATATCCTTCGTTAATTGAACAGCGGCTACAATTTCTAAATTGAGAGCATTGTTAAAATCCATATTTTCCAACAATTTATTCTGTAGAGATGGTATGAATGGTAGTCCTTTAATTCTCGTCATAGAACTAGACCTTTGATTGAAAGTGAAGGTAGACGCTTCCTCTATGAAAGACCAATCTTGGTACTTGTTTACAATTTTAACATACCAGTCTTGATTTTTATAATTATTATTATGTTCGGTAAATAATCTATTAGCCTCTTCGATATTACCCTTTGTTGTTTTGGATTTAATTGGTGCTAATCCTTTTAAGAATTCAATCATAGGAAAGAATTTTTCCACTTTTTTAGTTTCCTCATCTTTGTTTAAAATATATTCTTCCTTTCCAATTTCGCCTTTTTCAAACTGTTTTTCCAATGCCTCAAGACGTTTTAAATGTTTCGATGGGTTTTTAGCTCCCAAATCAAGAATAACGTGGAGTGCATCTATATTATCTTTACTCATTGAGGACTTAATTTTTTCAATATCTTCCATGAAATCATTAACAAATTTTTTATTACTTTTATGGGCATCCTCTTTCATTATTTGAATTAATGCATATCCAGCTGTTGTGTTCTTTATTATGTTTTTAGCTCTTGTCACGAAAGCAGAAGTCATATTTGCCCAAACTGGTTTATATCCTCTTCCATCTGGAAGTTTTGCTATCGTTTGGTTCGATAATAAAAATGGATGCAATGGTCCTCCCATATTTGATCCCCTTGTATTGTGTCTGTCAGCCTCTAATATTGCAACTTGCTGTCCATCTAATTCTTCTATCGTACCAACATCTGGAATTTTAGTAGTTGTCGGATCGACATCATATTCGATTGATCGTGTCCTCCCATACTTGTCTTTAAATGGTTTCATTCCTATTTTATAATATCCTCTATCTGGAACATTTGAAGGTGGTGCATATCCAACATGGTGAATGAAGTCAGTTTCCAATTCTCTCTTGTACACGGTTTCTTCCTTTTTTATTTCTTCCAGCTTTTCTTCAATTTCCACTATTGCATTGTTTATGTCAAGAAGATTATTAACATCTTTAACAATTATAGATATGTTGGATTCGTTTGAATTATTAGCTGATACTATGCTGGCTTTGAGTATCTCATCGGGAGCGATTTTTATATCATAATGCACTGACCCATCAGCATCTTCTTCGGTATTAATGATTTTAAAACTTTGTGGGAGTAATAAATTTTTTATTAAAGATGTTTTTATTTCTTTTTTATATTCATCGGATGCGGTTTCTTTATTTTTTTCAAATTCTTTTAAAATATTTTCCCTATTCGATGTTATTGTGATGTATTTTTTACTCTTTGCCTCTAAACATAGTTCATAAAGACCATTAAAATAATTAAACGATTCGTTCAATTTATTATTACCAGTCAAACACAATTCACATAGTCTTTTAAAATTCATATCAATATTTAATGCTCCACTTATTATCATATACCATCACACCCATCTCATGCAATCTCTTAACAACAACTGCGGGATTTAATTTACCATCCAAACTCATATTATATGCAACATTGCCTATTGCAGAATTTTTACATGTGGTGAATGTTTTAATCTCTTTACCATTCACTATTACAGAAAATTCTCTTTTAGATGTATCTTTCAATGATATGGCTTTTCTTTCAGATTTTGGCATTTTCTGAATATCTTGTGGTGATAATTCACTATGATGTGTATCATACAACGGATTGAAATCCCCTTCAAGAACCAGATTAATAAGATTGGTGAAATTCACATAAATTATTTATACGCTGCTTTAATTTCTTTGAATTTCTTTGTGATATATTTCACAAATTCCGATCTCACAATATCTTCCTCTGTAAGTTCAACGCAATATATACCATTGTTCATGGCATTTTCATTACTGAATGAATCATATACTGCGGAGAATCCAGATTTACCAGCGGGAAGATCACTCTGTTCAGAATCACCAGCAATGATCATTTTGCTAAACTCCCCCATACGAGACATTAACGTATGAATTTCGCGCAGAGTTAGATTCTGTGCTTCATCACAACAAATGAATTTAACAGCAAAGTGTAATCCACGCAAGAAATTTATTGGACATATCTTGAGTCTGCTATCCTTGTCAAGTCTCTTATTGTCAGCTTCAGTTATTAGTTCTGCGAATTTATCATTGAAGGGAGTTAAATATACTCCAATTTTTTCTGACAAATCACCTGGAAGATAACCTAGTTTATTATCAGCACTTTCCACAGCGGAACGAACCAAGACAACATCGGATACTCTTTTCATATTAAGAAGAGTAAGTCCTAAATACATGGAAAGCATAGTCTTGGAAGTTCCAGCTGGACCTTTCAGTATCATTAACTTAGTGTCTTTGTGTAAGAACAATTCAATGATTGCTTTTTGCTTTACAGTCCAAGGAAGTTCTCTTATATTAAAATGAAAATCTATTTTATCCCTTTGTGCAACATAGGGACTGTTATCTTTAATTTCTTTCTGAAGTTTATCAGAACCAACGGCATTATTGCTCTTACGAACAACGCGTTTTTTGTTACTCATTCATCTTTATTTATACAACCAAAGTAATAAATCCATTTTATACACATAAATAGTTAGAATAAAATGGTTGACGACATCTCCAAACTTTACGCAAAAATACTAGAAGAACAGAATGAAAAGGATAGCAAGACTCCTATTGTAGAAAATCATCTAATAGAAGAAAATGAATCACAAATAAGTTATTCATTTCCAAAAGAAGAACCATTTGATAATTTTCTATTGAAGTTGGGTGAAAAGCTCGCAGAACACTTGGATATATCTGAAGATGTTGAAGACGATCAAAATGAAGAGGTAGATGATTCTGAAAATAATTATGCTGGAATACCTTTAGAAAAACAAACCACTAAGAGTAGCTACATAGAAGAGTTGCAGAAAATGGATAAGGGTGATAAGAGTAAACTAATAAGTAAAAATGATAATATATCTGCCACAATTTCAGAACAGGTAAAGGAAGAGATTGGTAAAGTTAAAACTCAGATCAGTCGTATGGCTATCGAGGGTGGTGGTGGAAGTGTTGCGGTTCAATATGCTAAAGGTGGTGTGATGAATGGTGACTTGAATGTTACTGGAAAATATCTCTCAGGTGGTATTGACTTATCAACCATCATAGGAAGTGGTGGAAGTAGTGGAGGAGGAGGTTTAAGCGGAACAACTGATAGGTTGGTATCTGGAACTGAAGTGTTTAAATTAAACACAGACGGGACTTTTAATTTTCCAAATAACATTATCACACCACAGGATGAAATCATTTTAACTTTGGAAGCTACTAAAGTATTAGATGGTTACTACAATAGATTAGCACTATCACCTCATGGTTTCTTTGCTTCAGATCACAATGGAAACTCAATAACAATAGATTCCACAGACAATGAAATTTTAATTGATTCAAATAATACATACTATTGGAAGTTCAATAACCAAGGAGCATTGGAAGGACCGTTTGGAACATTGAGTGTTTCTGGTAATCTAAGTGCTACTGGGAGAGTTTATCAAAATGGAAATGATTTGCAAAGTGAGATAGAAAGTATTTCTGCAATTTCCATCTCGACAACAACCACAGTTCAAAGTAATTCTGCTTCATGGAACTACCAAGGTAGTGACATTAAAGCACTAACAGGTGGTTGGGTTGGTGGTAATGCTGCTTACACAACAGTACAAGCAAATTCAGCATCTTGGGCTATTGACTCCACAACCGATACAGGTGTTAGGGCATTGACTGCTGGATGGATTGGGGGGAATGCTGCTTATACGAATTTAGTTTATAATTCAGCCGCATATTTAAGTGGATATGATTTATCTTTTTTAAGTGTATCTGGAAATTGGAATTCTGCTTACACTACTGTTAATACAAATTCTGCTTCTTGGGCAATTGACTCCACAACCGATACAGGCGTTAGAGCATTAACATCTAACTGGCAAAATACTTTCACAACAGTTCAAGATAATTCTGCTAATTGGAACTATCAAGGAAGTGACATTAAAGCACTAACAGGTGAATGGGTTGGTGGTAATGCTGCTTATACGAATTTGGTTGCAAACTCAGCTGCTTATCTTAGTGGTGTTGCTATTGATTTAAGTTTCCTTAGTGTTTCTGGTAATTGGAATTCTGTTTATTCAACCGTCAATTCCAATTCAGCATCATGGGACTATCAAGGTAGCGACATCAAAGCTCTTACTGGTAATTGGCAAGAGGCTTATACTAATCTTGTAAGCAATTCCGCTGCATATTTAAGTTCAGTTGATCTTTCTTTCTTGAGCGTATCAACCAATTGGGATTCAGTATATACCACAGTATTAAATGAATCAGCATCTTGGATTGGTGGCGGTGGTAGCATAAGTGGAGATTACTTACCATTATCTGGTGGAACAATGACTGGAGCCATTTCATTTGGATCTTTATATGGTTCGAAAATTGATCAAGGTGTTTATGATTCCAGTAGAAGTGGATTGTCTGGAATTTCTCTAGTATGTTCGGTTAATTATGATTTTAATTGGCAAGCTGGTTGGATTACTTCATTACAACAAGATAGATTAACTCCTATGCCACTCTATATCGATAGTGGAGCGGGTACATCTTTGAGAGTTTGGAATGGAAATTATATTGGAGATGGGACTGGTACTGAAATTACTCATACTGGAATTACATTTGCTGATAATACAAATCAAACAACAGCATTTACTGGAAATACATTAAGTTTTGATGAAACAACAAAAGACCTTTCCATTTCAAATGGAAATACTGTTTCTTTAAGCGCATTGGTTGATTCCACAACTGATACTGGTGTTAGACTTCTCACAAGTAATTGGGAATCCACATTTACAACAGTATTGGGCAATTCCGCTGATTGGGAAGGTGCATATACAACTCTCCAAGCTAATTCTGGTACGTGGGGTTTATCCACGACAAGTGAGGTATTAATAGCTGAAGTAAAAAATGCAGAGGCTATTCAATTAGTCAGAGGTGATGTTGTTTATGCTTTCGGGGCAACTGGAGGAACAATGTCTGTAAAATTAGCATCAGCTGCAACAGAAGCAGGATCTTCCAAAACAATAGGTATTGTTAATGGAACTATTTCCGCTGGAGGAACTGGTTATATTACATGTGTTGGTAGAATGGAAAATTTGAATTTAGGAGCATTTTCTGAAGGGGATGGATTATGGCTATCTACAACACCTGGTGATTTTACAAATGTAAGACCAACTCAACCAAATCATGGTGTTTATATCGGTGTTGTAGAAAGAGCCAATAATGGAAATGGTATATTATATGTCAGAATTCAAAATGGTTATGAATTAAATGAAATTCATGATGTATTGATAAATGGTGTAAAAGCTGGCGATTCATTACAAAGAAATAATACAAACACACTTTGGATAAACGTACCATTGAGTGCAAATACGACATACACTACAGTTAATTCAAATTCTGCCGCATGGAGTGCGGTTACGTCTTATTCTTCATTAATCGGTAACAATTTAACAAATCCATTAACAGCCACACATAATTTAAATACTAAAGATATAATATTTTCTGTTAGGGAAGTTACAACAAATAAAATCATCCAAGCCGCTGGTAGAACTGTTGATGATAATAATTTAGAATTAACATTCAATAGTATACCTACAGTAAATCAATACGATCTCACAGTTTTATGTAATGGTGGAATTGCTGGAACTAGTAATGGAACTACAAATGTATTTGCACTCACAACTCTATCATCCACCACCAATATTCAAAGTGTAGCATATACTCACTATCTATATAATGACAGTATTACTAGTGGACAAATGACAGTTTATCTTTTACCTCCATCCAATCATATTGGAGTGACACAACACAAAAAAATAGGGTCAACAGCAAATGTGGTTTTAAGTGCTCCGAATGGTGCAACAATTGATGGTCAACCAACATATACATTAATGAATCAATATGAGGCCATAGGACTTTATACTGACGGAACCAATTACTTTATACAATAACATGAGCCATACATTCAATAGTCCAGCAAGAAATTTATCAGTAGATCAATTACCAAAAACTGAACAAACTGGTTCAATTGCATATGTAAATGATGCAAGGGGTGCATTGAAATACTATGTTGACAATCAATCAATCGCTTATCACAAAGATGGTAAATGGTTAAAGTTTGAAGATAACTTAGAAGTTATTCCAAGTGCTGCTTCTCTATGGAATACTGAAGATGGAGTTTTTAATAATTGGAATCCAGATTCTGGTTCATTTAATTTGAGTGCAATTTCAATAAGTGACAGTAGTAACAATTATGGAGGAAGTGGTGATGGAATATATCGTTGGCGTGGATTCATTGATATGCCAATTGATAACCAGACTATTAAAATATTTTTCAGCTATCAAATTAAAAACTCTTTAAGAGGAGGGACACCAGTTCCTGCAATTATTCAAGCTCATGGATGGGCTGGAAGTTATTCGGATTATTCTGCAAGTAGTGATTATTTATCAAATGACTTTGCTGTAATTTCTTACGATTGGAGGGGAACATATAATGGAACATATTCCTATCCAACAACACTAATGACAATTTATCCACAGGCTCTTTCTGGATTGAATCAAGTCACGAATCCAGGCGCTGATGGTAGACAATCTACCGTCACAAGCATTTCTTCAGTTAGAGAAATGGATATGTATTATTGGTCAGCTATTCCTAGAAGACTTTTAAGTTATATCCGTACAATTTCTGATATAAATCCAAACAAAATAGGATTTAGCGGTTACTCTTGGGGAGGAACTCTTGCATGGAATATGTGTACAGATACACGATTGAAAGCGATTGTTGCTTATTATGGCGTTGGCTGGATAACATACTGGAGAGGAAATCCAAAATATATAATCCCTTATTCCGAATCAACATATGATGATGCTAGTAATAGATACATATCCGCATTGGAATGTCAATCTCATGCAAAGAGAGCGAAAGTTCCAATTCTTTGGTTGACTGGAACAAACGAATATCATGGTCAACTTGATAGAGGGCAAGATAGTTTTGATTTATTACCAACTGAAATTTATGGTTCATTTGCATTTGAGGCAAATCAAGCACACAATGCACAAGTTAATACAGGACAAGATGAAATACTTTGGTTTAAAAAATACTTAAAAGGCGATAACATTACTTGGTATGATTATGTTACTCCCGTTCCAAGTTTAGTCACTTCAGCATATCCAACATCTGGTTATCCAATGGTAACAATCACACCAAAATCATCCGCAAATGTTGTTTCTTTATCTGGATGGTATGCGAATTACAATCCAGACCAAACATCAAGATTATGGTTGAGTGGTAATGTCGTTAACAATGGAAATGGAACTTGGTCATTTGAAATGCCATCCGATGATGTGAATAAATGGATACATGGTTACGGAATAATAAAATATGATAACAATGTCACAATTTGCACAAAGGTTGCGACATTCATTCCAGCGGAATTAGGTAATGCCAGAACACGCGAGGGTACTTATTTCGATCCACTCAAAGCTAATAGTTCGACTCTTAATTTGTGGTTGGATGCGAATGATGCAAGTACATTTACTTTAGGTTCAAATAATACAATTGCACAATGGAATGATAAATCTTCGTTTGGAACTCATGCTATAAATAATACAGATGCTTCTAGACCAACGTTGTCGGCAATTTCTTCTGGTATAAATGCTGTAGTATGTAGAGGATCTGCATTAAACGGTTCAACTGGATTGTTATCAAATACCACAAATACATCTGGTTCTTATAGAGATCTTTTTATAGTTGCGACATATGATAATGGGACTACATGGAGTAAAACTGATGGAATAGATTATGTAACATTGTTCTCTGGGGGTGTAAACCTCGGCCCTACCTCTAATGGTATAGTTGGAAGTCCAAATACAAACTTCTGTCCTCTATCAACTGAATTTTGGACTTCAAGCTGGATTTATAATTGTGATTACCATTTAAATGGTAGCCTAACTCCAATAGTAAGTTCTGGTACAGCAACTGCGAGAATTGCATTGCCTACGATTTATAATAATCCTGGAATTATAAATTTCCGTTATACTACTGGAAGTCTTATACTCTCTGGATACACGATTAGTGGACTGAAGGGAACTATTGGTAATAGCTGGAACGGTAAAATATATGAAATCGTTTCCTATCAAAGTTTATTGAGTACTACTGAACGTGAAAAAGTAGAAGGATATCTTGCTTATAAATGGGGTTTGCAAAATTTATTACCAGCTTCTCATTCATATAAAAACACAAGACCACCAGCATGAAATATTATATTTTAAATACAAAAGAAGAATCTAACGAATGCAGACTAGGATGTTATCGTGCATTTTTGGAACAAAATGAAAGTGAAAGAGTAGCTGAACTAACAAAAGAATGGAGTTCTGAACAAACAAGAATTACAGATGGGAAATATATTGTTCCAGAATGCCCATATTTAAAAAATTCCAATTACGTTATTGAAGAATGTAAAAGAGAATGGTTCGACTTTGGGAATTAAATAATATTATGGATTACGAAATAAGAAGCAATTTAAGTGTATTTGGAAATATATTATCTGGAGGTAATAATATATCTTCTTTCTTTAATGGTGATGTTAATGTTAATACTGTTGTTAAAGGCTCTTCTGCAAAATGGGACTCTGTATACAGTAATGTTAATTCAAACTCTGCAACAAATTGGAATTACCAAGGAACAGATATAAAAAATCTTTCTGGTAACTGGCAAAATACATATACAACTGTTAATAGCAACTCTGCAACTTGGGGTACTGGTGCCGTAGTTACTTCAACTCTCGTTCAAATTTTTACCGCTTCTGGAACATGGACAAAACCATCTGGTGCAAAATCGGTGGATATTTTATGTATTGGCGGCGGGGGTGGTGGGGGATCAGGTCGCGTTAATGCTGGTCAAAACGGGGGTGGTGGTGGTGCTGGTGGTGGATATACGTGGAGACAATTTCCTGCATCATTACTTGGTGCAACAGAAACAGTTACAGTAGGAGCAAGTGGTGCTGGTGGAGCACCCGTCACAGCAATAAATTCTTCTGGAAATAATGGCACACCAGGAGGAGATTCTAGTTTCGGAACATTGCCTTGGGTATTTGCTGGTGGTGGTGGAGGTGGACTGGGTGTTGCTGGAGGTTCTGGAGGGTCCGCTAATCAACGCACTGCATGGGTTGGGGGTACTGCTGGTTCTGGTGGAACGGGAGCAGCAGGAGGAGGTGCAGCGGGTGGTTCTAGCTTAGGAGCTGGAGCGGGTGGTGGAGGAGGGGGGTGTAATACCACTGGAAGTCCTTTAACATCTTGGTTTATTGGAGGAAATGGATTTCCTTCTTTTGCATCGGCTACAAGTGGTGGTCAATCCCAAGGTGGTTTAACTCAAGGAGCAGCTGGAGGTAATGGTGGTACATTAAATTCATACTGTCATTCTGGTGGTGGTGGAGCGGGTGGTGCAGGAGGCGTCAATGTCAATGGTGGAACGGGTGGATCTGGTGGTCTTTATGGTGGTGGAGGTGGTGGTGGTGGATGCCAAGGAACAACCACAGCTTTCGGTACATTATCTTCTGGTGCTGGGGGTAATGGAGCACAAGGAATTGTAGTAGTGACAACATATTTTTAATTTATGAATAAATCGTATGCAATAATTGATAAAGAAAATGGTTGGTTACTTAATCTTGTAATGTGGGATGGTAATTTGGAAACTTGGCAACCACCAGAAGGTACTCATGCAGTACCATCAGATGAGGTGAATTTCAATAACTTACCACTGCGTCCAGAGGAAATATAATCATCCCATTTTATGTTTGATTTAGTATAATCTAACACATAAATACTTAACATAAATGAGAAAAAATGTAAAGATCAATAATGTTCTGTTTGAGAATGTTTTATTTGTAGAGAATGGATGTAATGTCATGTATGTTGAAAGTTTCAAAGAAGAATTTTTTGGCATATATAATGTAAAAATATCAAATAAAAATATCATATGTGAAAGTAAATCGAATAATAATGTTTTATGTGATGTGGTAATTGATGGTAAAATTTTAAAAAATGTTCCATTTTTAATTGAAAAAAATAATAAAAATTCAATCGTAATTAATAATAATCACTTAAAAACATTTGAATCAGATATTTATGTTGAAAAAAATCAAAACATATTGAAGGAAATAGAACAGGATTTAAAAAGAGAATCAACGAAGAAAGAAGAGATTGATGAATTGAAATATGATTTATCAAGAGAAAAGGAATCACTTTTGAATGATATTGTATCTTTAAAGGAAGATGTTAATCTATTAAAAAGAGGAGTATATTTTCTAAATGAAAATAGTAAAAAATTTGTAAACAATAAAACTCTTTCTGAAAAAATAGATGAGCATAAACAAGAATTATTAGAAGAATTTTTTACACTATCTGTTGAGAGCAAACAATTGGTCAATGAAAAGTTCAATTCCATTAAAGATATTCTATTGGAAAATGTTAAATCACATTTACACGACGAGAAGATTAAAGATTCTAAACTAATAACTGAAAATACTAATAATTTAAACGAAAATTTGATTTCAGATAATCTCAAAAATGTCAAAGATTTAAACAAAAAGGTTGAGAACTTTGATGCACAAATTTCAAATTTATTTAAAGATAAAAAGAACGTGCAAACATTAATTCAAAATGTGAAGAATTATACCGATATGAAAGTAAGTCAGGCTTTGGAAGAAAGTAAGAGATTCACTAGAGTCATGATGGACATGGTTGGTGGTGGAAGTGGTTCAGTTTCTGTGCAATATGCAGCTGGTGGAACTATTAATGGTGATCTCAATGTTAATGGTAAAATCACAGCGGAAGATGTTGATGCAGGAATAACATTCAGTGGTGGAACTATTACTGGAGATGTTAACGTTGAAGGAACATTGAATGCGACCACAATATTGAGTGGTGGTCAAGACTTAACTGAAATATTTGCTGGTGAAGGTGTAGGCGATGAAAATATGCTTAACGGCGGACTATTTTAATTTAAAAAAAATCTATTTTTAAATTAAAAAAAACATAACTTCAAAGTAAATAATTATGTCGAGATAACACTCTACATCTTATATAAAAAACTATGTCAAACATTATTCTAATTAAACGCCGTGTAAGCGGCAGTACAGGCGCACCAGCAAATCTTTCTGGTGGTGAGCTTGCATTCAACGAAGTTGATAAAACACTCTACTACGGAGCAGATGCCACCAATGGTGGTACTATTGCTATCGCTGGTAATGGTGCATTTGTTGATCTTACCACCAGTCAAACGATTTCTGGTGCTAAAACATTCACCAAAGTAACAACTTTATCATCCACAACATTTTCATCTAGCTCATTAATTGATGCTGGTGGTAATGCAATCACTAACATTCTTAATCCTGTAAATCCTCAAGAAGTTGCAACAAAAAACTATGTCGATTCTTTGGGAACTAGTGCTGGTGGACAAATCACCACATTATCATCACACGTTGATACATACTTTGTTGAAAAAATTGAATCAGATGCAGTTGTCCTCAATGGTGGTTTAACTGTTAACAATGGTCTTAGCTCCAATACTATTTTCACAACAGGCAATGGTCAAATCGGTGGAAATTTGAGAGTTGCTGGTAATCTTGAAGTTTTAGGTGATACTACAGTCATCGAAACTACCACTACTACCACAAGCTCCTTCGCCATTACAAACTATGGTACAGATACAGCTTTACAAGTTACTCAAGTAGATGGTACTAATGATGTTGCCGTATTCAATGACTCCACATCAACAGCATTTATCATTAAAGGTGATGGCAATGTTGGTGTTGGTACTGCAACCCCTAATGAAAAATTAACAATTGCTGGTAATCTTTCTGCTAGTGGAAACTTCTATAATAATGGTATAACATCATTAGATAAAGGTGCTATTACCACTAATGGTATTGGTACAATCACTGGTACTACTGGTGTATCTGAAATAGTCAGCTTCATTATTGATTGTGGATCATTCTAAAAAACAATAAACAACAAACAAAACCCGAATTGGTCCAATCCCAATTCGGGTTTTTTGTTTTATAACTAAATAATTTATATGTTATTTAAAAAAATAAAAAACCTATTTTTATCCATTAAAGATAATAAAACTATTAAAGTTGAAAAGAAGGAAATTAAAATAAATATTCCTGTAATAAAACAACTTAAAAAGTAATTATGCCGTCTATAAATTCTATTCTAATTAAAAGAAATAACGTATCTGGTGTTGAACCGAGTGTTTCTGATTTAACATTAGGAGAATTGGCATTAAATTCAGCAGATGGTAAACTTTTTATTAGAACAGAAACACCTGATTTAACATCGGTATCTACCTTTTTAAATTCAAAAGATTTACCATATGTTTTAAATGAATCCTTAAGTTCCATTAATACACAACATGGTGGAAATACTGTTTCGCAAGTGTTTGGTGCAGTTCTTGGTGGATATAAAAATGACAACTCTGGTGCAGGATCAACCGTTGTTAATGGTGAGAATAATGATATCAATGGTGATTTCTCTACAATTTTAAATGGATTAGATAATAAGATAGAATCAACTGGCGACTATTCCGCTATTCTTGGTGGTAAAAGTAATTTAATAACACATGAGAATAGTTTTACTATCGGATCAAATTTAAGTTCACACGCCAATGATTTCACATATGTTAATAATATAAGTGCTCAAGGAGTATTGTATGGTAATGGTAGTGGTTTAACAAATTTAGCTGCTGCTGTTGCTCCTGATACTGAAGTAAGGGCATTGACAGCAAATTGGCAATCCACATATCTTACTGTAAGCTCATTGAGTGCGTCTTGGGCATCTTCAAGTGGAGAATATTTACCACTAAGTGGAGGCACATTAACAGGAACAATTATTGGAGATCTTTCTGCAACTGGTTCATTCTATGGTGATGGTAGTAAACTAACTGGTATAGTTGCTGGTGATACAGTAGCAACTACTCTTGTAAGATCAAATTCTGCTAATTGGGATTCTTCCTATACAACAGTTCAATCATATTCTGCTAACTGGCAAACAACATTTGCTGCTAGTTCGGCATATGTCAGTTCAAATCCAACGGGTATAACAGGTGCTAGTGCATTAACAAAATTACTTCAAATCACACAAGCTGGTTATAATGCACTAACTCCAGCTTCTGATACACTTTATATTATTGTTGGATGAAATTAACAGATTCCAATTCAGCATATGCGGGGTCTAGTGTGGTTAAAACCATAGCTAGTTTTGATTCTAATTTATACCACTTTACAACATATGCGGACACAACTCTGTCTCGTGTTGTTTCTGGTACAGGAATCGGTATATTGAAAAATGGATCAGGCACATTGACTCTTTCTGCTGCTAATACATACACAGGCAATGCTACAATTAGTGCTGGGATAATGTCTATTATTAATACAGGAGCATTACCTGGTTACAATACTAATGGAAGATTCTACGTTGCACCAAATGCTACACTAGCTGTTTATAATGCAGTAAGCGATTCTGATGTAACTGTACTTAGGAACACAACTAATTTTGCAGCAACTGCAAATCTAGGTTTTGATACAACTTCTGGTAATAGAACATATACTCCTTTATTGTCTAATACTTCTCAAGGAGCATTGGGCATTGTTAAGCTTGGAACAAATACATTGACATTAACTGCTACTAACACTTATACGGGGCAAACTAATGTACTTGCTGGAACTTTAACTACGGGAACAACAAACGTAATTCCAGATTCTTCTCCAGTTAATATTGCTTCTGGTGCCATTCTTAATCTTGGTGGTTCTGAAACAATTGCCACACTTTCTGGAGCAGGGACTTTAAATACTTCAAGT